GCCTCGCCGCCTCGGTAATCCCGAGCCTCGGTTGCGAGAGCGGCCTCGGCGCTGAACCTCGTGCCGCGGTAGTGTCCGATCAGCCCGGCAAACGACTGCCGCGCCGCTTCGAGATCTCCGATCATCCGCTGCGCGACGTCATCACCCAGCGTCTCAAAGGGGTTACCTGCCATCTTGTGCAAACCTGCGCGCAGGACAGTGACCTTGACCCCCTGCCGTTCAAGCGCCGCCGACCAATCGGCATGCAGCGTCACCACGCCGATCGATCCAGCCCGGCCATGCTCCGGCATGATGATCTGCCGGGCCGCTGACGCCAGCAGGTATCCCGCCGACAGCGCATGATCGGTCAGGATCGCCAGCGTCGGCTTGACGGCAGAGAGCCGTGCGATCAGGTCAGCCGTTTCGAAGCTTCCTGCGAGTTCACCGCCAAAGCTGTCGACCTCAAAGACCGCGGCCTTGACGGCCGGATTGCGGATGGCGCGCAGGACCTGTGCCTGCAGGCCTTCGTAGGACGTCCTTCCCGACACCGCGCCGACATAGGCCCCCTTGTGGACCAGGGTGCCCTCGATCGGGATCAGCGCGACGCCGTCGACCATATCGAACACCGGCGAGCCGTTGGCGTCGTACCGCCGGCCAGTCCGGTCAGCGATGCGCCCAGCCAAGGGACGCCCGTTCTCGAACGCCACGTGATCGATGGGTTCAGCAGCACGGTCCAGGACGATCCCGCCCTCGACAATTCGCCCGCCGATGCCAGCGAGCACCGCGTCGAGCTTGCCCGGATGCATCAGGAGCGGCGTGTTGAAAACACGCGCCGCCAGTTCGGGACGAAGGATCATGCCGGCGTCGCAACCCGTTTGGTCGGCTGATCCTGTTCGGCATCATTGGAGGGGACAGCCTTGCGATCTGTCATCAGATCCGGATCGAGCCCGAGCGCGATCATTTCTTTCCGCTCCCTTGCCCGTTGCTGAATCGTTTCCAGATAATCCTCGCCCTGTTCGGCGCATTCGCGCTCCAGCGTCGAGAGACCCGCCGACATCCGTTCAGTGGCGGCCGTCGCCTCCTTGTGCGGATCGACCCAGCCACGGCCGGGACCGATCCATCGCGCTGCGCAATAGGCGGCCTTGGCTTCCGCAAACTCCGGCGCGCCCTTCGGCAGTGAAATGGTTCCGCGGTCGATCGCCTCCTCCAGCCAAGCCGCATAGATCGGCGCCATGAACTGCTGGGCAAAATGGTCCTTGCGAGCGGCAAAGCCACGCCAGACTTCGAGCAGCGCCGCCCGCGCCGATGAATAGTTCACCTGGCCCCAGTCCATCGACAGCTGCTCGTAGGTCATGCCCATGGCGGACGCAATATTGCGCAGGCTCGCACGTTCGAAGGCCTCGAACACGCTGTTGGGGTGATTGGGCTTCGTCAGCGTGACCTTCTCGCCGGGGAACGTGAAAGCGATCTTGGCGCCGCCCATATTGATGGGCGCTGCCTGGTAATAGTCGAGCCGCTGCTGCTGGTAGGCCGACAGTTCCTCACCGCCGCCCAATGCCGAAGCAAACTGATCGTGGTCGAACGGGCTCTCGACGAAGGCCGCCATGACCGCGTTGAGGACCGCGGCCTGCAGCTCGGCCTCGTCATAGCGCCCAAGCATCCGCAGCCGCTTGACGATCGGCGCCAGGATCGAGACGCCGCGATACTGGCCGGCGCGCCCGGACTCGAAGGCGTGCACCACCAACCGGCGGCCGAAGCTGGTCTCTCGGGGAATTCGCTCCCAGGTCCAGAACATCGGATTGAATACGTTCTGGTCGCCGGGATGGGATCGCCGGATGTGATACGCCAAGGGCTCGCCGTGCTCGCCGATCTCGATGCCCTGACGCCGCCAATAGGTGTCGATACCGTTGTAGGGGTTCGAAAGCCGGTCCGGGTCGATCACCTGGACCGACGTTGCAAAGCGCCCGCCGCGCGGCAGCCAGAGGATGGCAGCTAGCGCCTCGCCGTCCATCAGGCGGTGACGGAACGCGAGCGCCAGCAATCCTCCCATGCTCAGTCGGCGCTCCGCGTCGCACCAGCAATCCGGGTCCTCGGCAAAATCCTTCCAGGCCGCCTCGATGTCCGAGGCCAGGTCCGATGCCACATCCGGATCGATCTTGAGCGAGCGCGCATTCGGCTTCGACGACAGCCGCCAGCCGGCGCCGATGACGGCGTCAACCTGCCGAGTCACACCGCCGGAGGCCCAGCCATCATTGCGGGCGAGATCGTGGATGCGCGCCGTCAGAACCGGTCGGTCCGGCGACAGCGCCGTCTGGGCCGACCACAATGGCGGACGCCATTGCGCCAGGTCGGGATCGGTGACCGAGGCGCCGGAATAGCCCGCCGCCAGCATGCGCGCATGCGAGCGGGGCGAGCTTGGCATTTTCACGGGCCTGCCGTCGGGCCCAAGGAGGCCAGTCATGCTAGTCGACAGCTTCAGCCGAATTGAACGGGGTCATTTTGACTCTCCACGCCTAGCCGGCACCAAAAAAAAACGCTTGATGAGTGCGGCTTGCTCGATGTCTGCCATCCCCCGATAGCGACAGGGTATTGCGCTGCGGCACAAATTCGCGATGTGCCAATATCGGAAGCCATCGCTACTAGGCCGCGATGTAGCATTCCGTTAACTTCATTGCCGCCTCGCAAGCATTTTTCATGAATTGAGTTTAGACTAATCGTGCAAAAGTTATGGCGGATGCCCGCGCAAAATGACTGATTACGACCTCACGGTTCCGACGAACTTTTCAATTTCCGATGCGCTCGCAAGCTTCGTGCGAGTGGAGGTGATTGCCCGTGGCTACGTTCCAAGCATTACGTGGGCGTGGTCAATCCTTGCAGATGGCGAGGAAGAAGGCCGTCCGACGATTGGCGGATTTGAGCCCGACCGCGTACCCGCAGGGTCGTTGCGTACCGTGAATGGGATCGATTTTGTGTTTGCTCTTACGCCGGCATTGAGACCGCTCTTTGATCGGAAAGTCTTGGATATCGCCGACGGTCGCGGATGCTTTTTAAGAGAGCATCAATAGCCGCGAAGGGGCCACCTGGCATGTTTGTCCGCTTTGTAGTCGGCACCGAAGGTGAGAACCACCGATGGCTGACGGGTATCATCACCGAGGCGCGGCTTCTTCGCGACCGGGGGCAACTGGCCTCCTATCAACAAGCCTGCCTTGAGGACGCGTATGCGTGGCTCAACGCTCATCTCCCTTGTCCGCCTTTCTCGAAGAGCGACTGGGGTCCTGAAGCGGTTTCGTGGTTCAAGGACACGGCCGAACCGTCGATCAAAAAAATGTGGGAGATTGGGGCTCTCCTCAGGGAGCACGGCATCGCAGTGCGCCTACTCAGATCAAAGAATCCGGGAAAGATTGTCTACGAGGACGATTTCCAGATCGTCGTTCGGGAGTGGAAACGCCTATGATGCTTGTCGGAAGGAGCCCATCATGCCGAATTGGATAGGGATTTCTATCGGCTACTGGCTCGAACGGGCAGCAGATCAAGCCATGTGCGCTGTGCTCCGAAACCGGAAGTTTCCGAAGCGCTAGTGCAACTAGAAAATCACCCGGCGCGCAGAGCCCCGGCCGTTTTGACCGAGCTTGCCGCGCAGCTCGGCGATATAGGCGCGCAGGTCCCCAACGTTCTGCGCGTTCCACTCCATGCTCTTGTCGCCGTGCCGCATCCTCGCGATGCTTCCCTGCACCAGGATCGAATGCAGCGCTGCCTCCGCTTCGGCAAGCTGCTGCCGCCAAAGCGACAGTTCCGCTGATGTCGCCATTATCGCCCCATGTTGAGCCGCGCCATCGCAGCCATGCTGGTCGTTGCCTTGGGCGCGTCGGTGCCCGGTGTCTCGGGCGACCTGGCTTTCGGTTCAGATCTTGGCCGCTGCGCCGAGTCGGCAATGCGCTGCACCCCGAGCATGTAAGCGGCGGCATAGGCCAGCGCCTCGCAGTCCAGAAAATGGTTCTCGCGGGAGCGCTGCACCCAGACATAGCCGCCCGATGGCTTCTTCACGCGCCCTTCCGAGACGATCTGCCGGCAATAAGCCTCCGTCGCGTCCTGCGACAGATGCCAACCGCCCGGCTGATCGTCCGGCCAGCGCACCCGCTCGTGCACCCAGGACTTGAAGAAGTCGCTGTCCAGGCGAACGAGATCCAACCCGTATTTGGCAGCCTTGCCCCTGGGTGTCACGTCGATCCGCTTTACCGACAGCGGCTGGTCGCGATGATCGAATCCCTTCACGGCATAGGCCACCCGGGCGTGACGCCGGCAGAACTCGTAGACCCGATGCTCGGGCACCTCATCCTTCTTGCCCGGGCGAAAGCCGGAATCGATGAAGGCGCGGCGGATCATCAGATCGCCGATCGGCCGCGCCAGCATCTCCGCGAGATCCATCCACACAT